GTAATTCATACCCCGTTCGCGCGCTAGTTACTTATTTTCATAGGGGTTTCCGCTTGCCGGGGTGTCTAGTATCCGGTGGGGTATCCATGACTGATGAGTTGATGGGGCGGAACGAATATGCCCGGCATCGCCGCTGCTCACCTAACGCGGTTGCGAAGGCTGAACACGACGGGCGCATCGCAGAGGCTGTGGTGCGTGGCGAGCGCGGGAAATTTGTCGGCATCAAATGGGATCTCGCCGATCAACTGTGGTCGGCGAACACCGACCCGGCCGAAGCTGCCAAGAGCGGCAAGACGATCGAGATCTCCGGCGCTGGTCAAGCACTTTCCAAGCTGGACCGTGCGCAAGCAGATCAGCCATCTGCTGATCAGGCGCTGGCGGATCAGGCGCTGGCGGATCAGGCGCCGGTGGATCAGGCGCCGCCGGCGGCTGACCGGGATCCGCACGGCTACTACAAGGCGCGTGCGGAGCGCGAACGCTATCAGGCAAAGCAGGCCGAGCTTGATTATCTGCAGGCGATCGGCGAGCTCGTCTCGCGCCGCGATCTGCGCGAAATGAGCGCGCGACGCTACAAGGGGATCCGCGAAAAGTTCCTCAATCTTCCCGATCGCTTGACCCCGGTCCTGGCGGCAGAGCGCGATCCAGCGCGCGTGCATGCCGAGCTCACGAGCGAGATCAAGCGGGTGCTGAATGAACTCTCCGATGATGCGCGCGCCGAGGCTGCCCGAGGGGCTGCCGAGCGCGTGGCTACTTGACTGCGAGGTATTCGCCGAGGCGATCGCCCCGGATCCGGACCTGACCGTCACCCAGTGGGCCGACGCCCGGCGGATCCTGCCGCCGGAGAGCTCGCCCGAGCCCGGGCAGTGGCGCACCGAACGCGTGCCTTATGCGCGCGAGATCATGGACGTGCTCTCGCCGAGCGACCCGATCTCGGAGGTGACGTTCGTCGCCGGGGCGCAGGTCGCGAAGACCGAGATCGGCAACAACTTCATCGGCTTCATCATCGACCACGCGCCGGGGCCGACGATGATGGTCTACGCGACCTCCAGCACCGGCAAGCGCAGCTCGCACACGCGCTTGGCGAAGATGCTCGAGAGCACCCCGAGCCTGCGCGAGAAGGTGAGCAACAAGTCGCGCGACAAGGGCAATTCGACCCTGCGCAAGGATTTTCCAGGCGGGGTGCTTATGATCGCCGGCGCGAACAGCGCCGCCGATCTGGCCTCGCAGCCGGTGCGGTTCCTGTTCGAGGACGAGGTCGACAAGTATCCGGAGGACGTCGACGGGCTGGGCCCGGCGATAGAGCTCGCCGAGACGCGCACGCGCAACTTCGCGCGGAAGAAGATCTACCGGACCTCGACCCCGACCGAGCGCGGCCCGCGCAAGATCTGGGGATTCTGGCTCGCCTCCGATCAGCGCCGCTACTACGTTCCCTGCCCGCATTGCCGCGAGCCGCAGGTGTTGGTTTGGGACCAGTTCCGCTACGAGACGAGCAAGGTCTGGGAGCTGACCGATCTCGACAGCGGCGAGATCCGCGAGGTCGCGCCGGAAACCGCCGGCGCCAAGATGCGCGACACCGGCGAGCTGATCGACGTGTGGTACGAGTGCGCGCATTGCCGCGAGCGCATCGACGAGCACCACAAGACCGCGATGCTCGCGGGCGGGCGATGGGTCGCGGAGCGGCCCGAGGTGAAAGGGCACGCCGGTTTCCATCTGCCGTCGTTTTATTCGCCGCTCGGCTGGTATTCCTGGGCGTCGATCGTGAAAAAGCGCATCGAGGCGGACAAGGATCCGACCGGTGTGTTGCTCAAGCAGTGGACCAACGAGACCGCCGGTGAACCCTACGTCGAAAAAGGCGACGAGGTATCGGATCTCGCGCTCAAGGCGCGCGCGGAAAAGGACTACCGCCTCGGCAGCGTGCCGATGGGCGGGCTGGTGCTCACCGCGAGCGTCGACGTCCAGGGCAACCGGCTCGAGGCGAAGGTGAAGGCCTGGGGCCGCGGCGAGGAGTCGTGGCTCGTCGCCTACGAGGTCATTTTCGGGGACACCGAAATCGAAACCTCGCAACCCTGGGAAGCGCTCGATGAGTTCCTGCAGCGCAAATTCCGGCACGAATGCGGCGCGCCGCTGCGCATTCTCGCGGCAGCCGTCGATGCGGGCTATCGGACCCAGACCGTCTACGCGTTCTGCCGCATGCGCACGCACCGGCATATCTTCCCGGTGCGCGGGCAATCGCAGGCCGGCAAGAGCATCCTCGGCCGGCCGACCGAGCAGGACATCGACCACCACGGCCAGAAGATCCCGAACGGGATCCGGCTGTGGCCGGTCGGCGCCGACACGGCGAAGTCGAAGATCTACGCGCGGCTGAAGATCGAGAAACCCGGCCCGGGCTGCATGCACTTCCCGCTGGGGCTGCCCGACGAGTATTTCCAGCAGCTCACCGCCGAGCGCCAGGTCACGAAATACGTCAACGGCTACCCGAAGCGCACCTGGGAAAAAGACGCCGCGACGCGCAACGAAGCGCTCGACTTGGAGGTGTACGCCTACGCCGCGGCGATCTATGCCGGCGTCACCCGCGCGAACTGGGACCGGATCGAGGCGGGACTGCGCCTGACCGCCGGCGATTTGTTCGTGCAGGCGCAGGGGAAGGAAGAGGCGGCGGCGGGAGAGTCCGAGCAGGTGCCGCCGCAGGCCGCGGTGCAGATGGCTCGACGGCCGGTTCCGCCAGCGCCGCCGCGCGGCGGCTTCATCAACCGTTGGAAAGGCTGACATGGAAATCGTCCATCCCGACTCGAACCGCGTGGGCAGCTTCAACATTCTCAACGAGGTCCTGCGCGACGACGCGCCGATGTGCGCGGCGCTGTTCGCGCTGTGCACCCTCCTCGCCTCCGAGGACCATGAATCGGGCCGCGGCAAGACCTACATCGCCGCGAGCGCGCTGTTCGAGCCGCTCGCCGAGGGCGAGGAGATCCCGGAATACCGGATCGAATTCGCCTACGATCAGCCGTTCGCGAACCCCGAATGGGAGGCGCGGCGCGTGGCGAGCGGCAAATTCGGCTTCGCCGCATTCCGCAAGATCATCGTGCGCGTGCCGACCGCGCAGAGCGGCGCGCACCCGCAGCAGATGCGCGTTCACTAACGAGGGCAATCATGGCGAAGACGACTCGCACGATCGAAGTGGAAGGCGGCGAATACCTCGACCGGGCCACCGCGGAACGGATCGATGCGACCTGCTGGGCGAAAGACGGCGATCACGAGCTCGTCGAGCGCTACCCGATCGAGCGCCGCAAGTTTCAGGGCATTGTCAACCTGACGCCGAAAGATCGCGTGGCGCTGCGCTTCGGCGACTGGATTTGCCAGGAGCAAGCGGGCAAGAGGCGGATTTTCGTGGTATCGCCCGAGGCGTTCGCGGCGCGCTATGCCGCGGCCGACAGCGCCGAGGCGAAGGCGGTGGCGAAGCGCGTCGCGGACGAGGCCGCCGCGACCGCCAGGAAAAGCGAGCGCGCGGCCAAGGCGCTGACGGTGATCCTCGCGCTCGCAGCGGCGATCTGCGGCGACCCGGGCTCGGTCGCGTTCATCGCCTTCGGCGTGACGCACCTCATGTACTACTCGTCGCTCCTCGGCCAGTGGAACGGCCTCGCGAACGGCGTGTTCGACCTCGACACCGACACCGTCAAGGTCTCGGCGCACACCAACACCTACGCGCCCAATCAGGACACGCACGATTTCTTCGATGACGTGACGAACGAGGTCACCGGCACCAACTACACCGCCGGCGGCGCGACGCTCACCTCGCCGACGGTGACGCGCTCGACCGGCACGGTCACCTTCGACGGCGCCGACATCGTCTGGACGCAGAGCGCGGGCGGCTTCTCGACCGCGCGCAAGTTCGTGGTCTACCGCTCGACCGGAGTCTCGACGACCTCGCGATTGTTCAGCGTGGTCACCGCCGACGCCGACGTCGGCAACGTGACCGGCGATCTGACCATCGCCTGGAACGCGAGCGGCATCGCGACCTGGTCGACGACGTAGCGGACCCGAGCGAGCGCGCGGCAATGCTGCAGATCAAAGGCGCCACCGAAAAGCTCCAGCTGGTCACCTCGGTCGCCGGGGCGATCGACGTGAGCGTCGATTTTGCGGTGTGGGACCTCGCGACGGGCGCGCCGACCATTGACTCGCCGTCGAGTCAGGTGACCGCGATCACGACGCAGGGCACGACCGACATTCTTGCCGTGGCCGGCGCGAATCTGTCGCGGCGGGTAAAGCGGCTCGTCGCGCGCAACAAGGCGTCGACCGGGTCGAACACCGTCACGCTGCAGCGCGTGACCGCCGGGCCCGTGACGACGGAGGATGTCGAGGTCGTGCTGCCGGCGGGATCGAGCCTGGTCGTCAACGAGCTCGGCACGCCGAGCGTCATCGCGCCGACCAGCGTGCTCGGCGTCGGCGGGTTCTACGACGCGCAGGCCGATTTTGGTTTCGTCGGCGATCTGGTGACGGTGTTCGATGGTGCCTGCTCGACCGCCGCGAACACCAAGATCACCTCGGCCACGGCGGCGTTCACCACCAATGCCAAGGTCGGGCAGCGGATCACGCTGGCGGGGGCGGGCGCCTCGGGCGCGCAGTACACCGGCACCATCGCCGCGATCGACTCGGCCACGCAGGTCGACGTGTCGCCGGCCATCTCGACGACCGTCTCGGCCAAGGGTCTGAGCTTCGGAACCGACAACGACGCGGCGATTACGTTGATGCAGAACACGGTCAACAACGCCACGTTCCCCGGCGCGCGCATCCTGTTCGGTCGCAGCCCGACCAACGCCTTCGGTTTTCCGGCGCGCGTGGTGTTCAACAAACCGGCGCAGATCGAGGGGATCGGCGGCGGGCACACCGCCGACACCGGCGACTACACGCGGATCGGTGGCACACGGCTCGCCTGGTGGGGCACAGACAGCGACAGCGGGGTGAATTACTCGGCCTTCTTCGAATTCTCGCCTAGCGGGGTGCAGTCGCTCAAGCGCGTGGCGTTCCGCAGTTGCTGGCTCGACTGCCGCAACGGCGACCAGAACGAGGCGCTATTCGGGCTGAAGCTGAATTCCTGCCACGGCTTCATGCTGAATGATTTTTTCATCATGGACGCGCTCGCCGTCGGACTGATCACCAACGTCGACGCCGACCCGACCGAGGCGAAGGACACGACGCGGTGGTCGATTAAGAATTTCTGCGTGCGCGAGCTCGACAATCCCCAGGCCGGTGCGATGACGACGCCGATCCTGATGACGAGCGCCGTGACGCTGAGCGCGACGCCGCAGTCGCTCACCGTTGCCGCCAACACACTACCGGCGGCGGGGTACTGCTGGGTCGCCTCCAACATGGGTTACCCGGTGCTGGTGCGCTACACCGGCGGCGGAGGGACGACAACGCTTACCGGATGTGTCGTTTCCGCGGAGGAGGCGATCAACGCTCCGGCGACGGTCAACGGCAGCAACGTGGTCCAGGCGGTTCCGAGCAACGCGGCGTGCACGCTCTTCGACGGGGCGACTACCGCGAATACCTGTTGCGCCCTGATGGAGATGAGCCAGCTCTCGCACGGCGCGACGTGGGGACCGGCGGCGATGGAATATCGCAACGCGGACTCCATCGAATGTCAGCAAATCATGATCAACGGCGGCAACGCCACCGCCGACGGTGCGATCAATCGTACCCGCAAGCCCGGCGTGCGGTTCTGCGGCTCGAACAGCAGCGACACGCTGGCGGCGCGCAACAACGTATTCAAGGGCGGCTCGGCCGGCGCCGGCGGGGTATTCGTCGCGGGGGTGCTGAACACCGGCTCGCGGATGTCGGCAATGCCCGGCCCGAACTACTGGTCGCTGTACCAGATGGGCAACGGCGAGCCGATCCCGGTGGTCGAGGGCAGTGCCTTCTTCGACTGGCAGCCGAACGGCGGCTTCGGCTACGGCCAGCGCGGGTCGGGGTCGGTTGCGGATCAAGCGATCTCGGCGGCGACGTTGACGCTTATCACGGGCTCGTTGATTCAGGTCCCGCCGCAGGGGTTTCAGGTCGGGGCCAAGTTCCGCTGGAAGCTGCGGTGCTCGAAGACCGCCGCCGGAGTCGCCGCGAGAAACTTTTTCATCCGCATCGGCACCGCCGGAACCACGGCGGATGGAATCGTGGCGCAATTCACCTCGGGGACGCCTACCGGAGCAGTAGATCGGGCCGACATCGAGATCGAGATGACCATCCGGACCCTTGGGGCGTCGGCAACCGCCACAGCGCACCAGACGCTGAATCACGACCTGGATGCAACCGGGTTCGTCAACAAGGCCGGAGAAGTCATTGCGGGCTCGATGTCGGCTTTCAACTCGACCACGGCCAAGCAGTTCATCGGCTTGAGCCTAACGACCGGCGCCTCGGAAGCGATCACCGTGCAGAGCTGCGGCGTGGAGTGCATCAACCCGGCTAATCCGTAATGTCGCGCGCCGGCATTTTCGACCCGGCGCTGGCGCCGCGCGGGATCTTCGACCCGGCGCTGGACAAGGCCGGGATTTTTGCGACGGATTTCGTTCCCGGCGCGGTGAGCGGCGCGACGACCGTGCAGGTCGGAGTCGCCGCGCACAGTTACCTCGCGGGCACGCTGCAACTGCAGGCGCGGGTGGCGCCGCCGGCACAGGCGCACACCTACACGTCGCAGACGCCGGGTTGGGTGCACACGCTGCGCCCGGCACAGGCGACGCACACGTACACCGCGCAGACCCCGCAGGCGCGCGTCAAGGTGCAGCCGGCGCCGGCAACGCACAGCTACACGGCACCGGCGCCGCAGGCGAAGGCGCAGGTCGCGGCCGGGACGGCGACGCACAGTTATCTCGGCCGGGTGCCGGGGTTGCCGCAGGCCAACAGCGTCGCGCCGGCTGCGGCGACGCACAGCTACACCTCGCAGACGCCGCAGGCGCGGGTCAAGGTGCAGCCGGCTCAGACGACGCACGATTATCTCGGGCGCGCGCCCAAAGTCAGCCCCGGGGTGCAACCGGCGTCGGCCGCGCACACCTATACCGGCCGCGTGCCCGGGCTCAGTTTCGGCGGCGCGCTCGCCGCGCCCGCGGCCGCGCACAGTTATTCGGCGCTCGCGGCGAAGCTGCAGGCGCAGGTCCGCCCGGGGCAGGTTGTCAACGTCTACAGCGCGCGTGTGCCGCCGTACATCGCGCCGATCGCCTACACCGCCGAGCCGTTGCGCGCGCGCATCGGCGCGACGCCGGACCGGGACACGCATACGCGCCTGGGCACGAGTCAGGCCGTGGATGAGCACACGCGCATCGGCGCGACGCCGGACCGGGACGCAAATACGCGCCTGGGCACGACCCCGGTGATCGATGAGAACGAACGCATCGGCCCGGAGATCGGGACCGCAACACCCAAACGCATCGGAGATCCGGCGAAATGATCGACGAACTGATCGCAGGCGATACGCTCGACTTCCTCGACACCGTCCCCGAATATCCTCCGGCGGACGGCTGGACGCTCAAATACCGGCTGGTGCCGCGGTTCACGAGCCCGGTGCAGACGCCGATCGACATCACCGCGAGCACCTCCGGATCGGACTACCGGGTGCAGGCGGCGGCCGGGATCACGGTGGATTGGAAGCCGGGTTTTTACACCTGGGCGCGCTGGGTCGAGAAGACCGGGCCGATCCGCCAGTCGCTGGGCGACGGGCAGCTGCAGATCCTCGAGAACCCCGCGACCGCGGCGGCGGGCTACGACGGCCGCTCCACCGCCCGCAAGATGCTCGACCAGATCGAGGCGGCGCTGCTCGCGTTCAATCTCGGGGTCAAGGCCTACACCATCAGCACGCGCTCCATGACCAAGGCCGACATACCGGAGCTGCTCACGATGCGCGACCGTTTCCGCGCCGAGGTCGAGAACGAGGCCGCGGCCGAGAAGATCGCCGCGGGCCTGGGCAACCCGAGGAATTTCGGGGTGAGGTTCAACCGTGTTTGATAACCTGCGCAAAAACCTGGCGCGCGCGATCGCGCCGGCGCGCCCGCGCGCGTCGGCTTTCGAGCGCAAGGTGCTCAAGGCGCTCCAGGAAAGGAAACCAACCGACCACTCGGCCGCGCGCTTCGATACCCGCATATACCACGCGGCCAAGGCCTCGCGCCTGACCGCCGGCTTCGGCACCTCGACCACCTCGGCCGATTCCGAGCTGATCTCGAGCCTCGCGCGGCTGCGCAGCATGAGCCGCGCGCTGGTGCGCGACGCGGCCTACGCCAAGCGCGCCAAGGTGATCGTGCAGAACAACGTCATCGGTTCCGGCATCGGCATGCAGGCGCAGGTGATGTCGACGCGCGATGCGCTGCGCGAGGACCTGAACGACGCGATCGAGGCGGCATGGAAGGACTGGTGCTGCGCCGAATACTGCCACACCGGCGGCACGCTGCACTTCGCCGATCTTGAGCGCGCGCTGATGGGGCAGATCTTCGAGGCGGGCGAAGTGTTCGTGCGCAAGCACCGGCGCCGCTTCGGCGACTCCGCGGTCCCGTTCGCG